AGGGCGGCGTAAGCAGCCGCGATCTGTGGTGCGGTGGGCGTGCCGGGGATGCTGATCTCGTATTGGTTGACGATGGCGGGGCCGCGGATCAGCACGACGGCATTCTTGTCGCCGCCGCTGGCATCGACGCTGTCCCAGAGGATCGCGGCTGCCGTCTGAGTGCCGTTCGCGGCAGCGGGATCGTGGGCCGCGTATTTGCCCGAGGCGGTGATCTTGCCCAGAATGGTGCCGGGTTGCAGATTGCCGGAGGCCAGAATCACGGTGCTGCGGCAATAGTCGCGCAACGCTTCCCAGACGAGGAAGCCGCCGGCGTGCGGGGTTTCGGTGAGGATCGGCATGGGTCTATCCTTTCAGACGGAAGGTGCGGGCGATGACATCGCCCCAGGGGCGCGCGCCAGACGGGCGGCCGGGTTGCGGGTGGGCGGCGGAAATGTCGGGCACGGCCTCGGCGCGGGTGGCCAGCAGAGCGGCGCGGACATCGTCGATACCGGTGTCGCGCTCGAGGAACTGGCCCGCCATCTGCGGTTGTCCGGCGAGACGGCATAGATCGACGACCACGCGGGCGTGGGTCAGTGCTTCGGTACGAATGTCGGCGGCGATGGTGCTGACTGCATGTGTTTCTGCGGGTGCCGCTTCCATATCTGCAGGTGGATCAGGATCAGCAGGCAGACTCTCGGGCCCAAGAGCGTCCTCACCTCCAGCGCTTTCAACTTCATCATCGGTGGCAGGTTCGTCACCCGCGTCAGTAAAAGGCGCTACAGCTCCGGCTGAGGGATCTTCCTCTCCCGCATTAACAACAGCTTCGGCCAACTCTGGCGGCGCATTGCGGAAGCGTCCGACGTCGAACCGCGCAGCGATGCGGACCGGTTCGGCGATTCGGTCAGCAAAGCCGAGATCCAGCGCATCCTTGGCATCGAGCCAGGTTTCCGCCGCCATCAAGGGAGAGATTTCTTCCTGCGGCCGTCCTGACTTGGCGGAATAACCCTGCAGCAGGCTGCCCTTGATCTTGTCCAGCGCCTCGGCCATCGCGCGCATGTCGATGGCGGTGCCCATGACCACCCCGGCCGGATCATGGATCATCAGGAAGGCATTCTCCGGCATGACGATCTCGTCGCCCGCCATCGCGACGTAAGATGCGGCCGAGGCCGCAATGCCATCGATCCAGACCGTCACGGTGCCGGAATGGCGCAGAAGCGCATTGTAGATCGCGACCGCATCGAAGACCGAACCGCCCGGGCTGTTCAGCCGCAAGGTCAGCGGCGTGCCATCCGGCAATGCGCACAGTTCCGCGAGGAACCCCTTGGCCGAGACGCCGTAGGCCCCGATTTCGTCATAGATTATCACCTCCGCGCCCGTGGCCAGGGCGCGGATCGTGTACCAGTTGCTCATGGGCTTACGCCTCCTGTTGTGGATCGGTGCCGCCCGTGTCGGCAGGACCGGGTCCAGCCGCGCCGGTGTCCGGCAAACTCTGCGGTGTCGCCCGCGCCCCCTGCGTCTCGCCGGGGCTGGTGCGATAGGTGAGACCCATGTCCCCGGCGCGCTTGGCATCCGCTGCGTTTTCGCGGTCGATTTCCTCGACGTCGTAGCCGGTGGCCTCGACCACCTTGCGCCGCGAGATGATCCCGGCCTCCATCGCCAGAACCTGCGCCTGGATGTCCTTCAAGGGATCGACCCAGTCCCAACGCGGCGGGATCCAGTTCACCGGGCGATAGCGCGCTGGGGACCGGGCGAAGTCCGGCAGGTCCAATGCCCCCGACAACACTGCAGTTTCCATCCAGCGCGCCCAGATCGTGCGGCAGAGTTGATGCGCGACCACCCCGTGCTGCAACTGCTCGACGCGGCGGCGGAACTCGACCAGTTCGGCGCGCAAGCTGGAATAGTTGGCCTGCCGCACATCGCCGGTCACCAGGTGATACGGCAGCCCGAGCGAGGCCGAGACCGACAGCAGCGTCCGATACTGGAACGCCTCATAGCCACCGCCAACATCGGCGGGGCTGGAGAACTTCACATCTTCGCCGGGCAGCAGCACCTGCAGGGTGCCGGGCTCCAGACTGACCGTCGCGCCGCTGTCGTCGGTCGCCTCGATCTCGCCCATCAGTTGTTCTTCGGGTGCGGTCTTGGTGATGAAGCCCGCGAACATCGCCGCCGTCTTCTTCCGGTCAAGTTCGGCGTCGTCGTATTGGTCGAGCAGAAACAGCCGCACCATTGCGGGTGCCACATGCGGCAAGCCACGGATCTGCCCTGCATCAATCGGTCGGTAGATGTGCAGAACGTCCCCGGCCGGAACGCGGACCGTTTCGGGCGTGACGATGCCCTGATCCGTGCTGTCGCCGGGATGGCGGCGGCGGAAGTGATAGGCGACGCGGCGGCCGATGGCGTCGAACTCGATGCCGCAGCGGATGCGATTGCCGTTGGCTGCCGTCTCGGTCTTCTCGAAGGGCAGCATTTCCGATTGCAGCTATTGCAGCTGGATCGGGACCAGCAACCCATCCTCGGTCCGGCGCGGGCGGAGCCGCACGAAGCATTCGCCCGCGACGAACATCTCCCGCGCGACCATCGCCTGCAGACCGTAGAAATCGGTCAACCCATCGGCATCGGCCTCATCGGTCCAGGCGAGCCACAACCGCTGAACCCGATCCCGCAGGGCCGGATCCTCGATCAACGACGAAGGTTTAATCCCATCGCCAACCAGGTTCGACGCAAAGGCCTCACAGGCATTGGCGGCATAGCCATTGGTCACCACCAACTCGCGTGATCGCGCCAACAGACGCGGCCCGCCCGAGGCGATCAGCGAGTTGATGTTTTCGAGCGGCGGCTGCCAGCCCCGCAACCGACGCTGCGACATCGCCCCTTCCAGCCGCGCGCGCACAGCGACGGGACCGCCGGTGCCCCGGCGGCGAAAGGCGTCAAGCCAGCCCATGCGTCACAGTCCCTTGGTGGTGATCACGCGCACCTGCCGGATGATCTTGCGCCCCTCGGCTGTCGCGATCTCGCGGTCCAGCACCTCGATGGCCCGGTCGATCTCGGCAAGGCTACGGTAGTCCACGGTCTTGCCGTCATAGCTGACCCGCGCCACACCGCTCGAGCGTGAGGCCGCCAGTGCCTCGCGACGGGATTTCAATTCTGCGATTGTGGCCATGTCTACCTCATGTAATTCGACGCCACAGACCTGCGCCGTGCCGGACTGCGCACCGCACGGATGGATCCGGCGGCGGCCTTGTCGTGACCCCCGTCATCCTTGCCATCGCCTGCCACCTGCGCCTCCAGATCGGCCCAGCGCGCCTCGGACCAGCGATCCGCCCCGACGATCCAGGCGGCGGCGCGGGCGTAGACCCGGCAGTCCAGCGCCTCGTTGCGCTCGCGCAGCTTCTGCCATTCGAGCCGGGCAAAGCCGCGCTTGGTGCGCACGGTGACCAATTCCTCGGCCACGAGCTGCTTCAGCCATTCGCTGTCCACCCAATCCGGCAGATGCACGGTGCCAGGAGGATACACCGCCCCTTCGGCCAGTTCTTCCTTCGTCGGGCGCGGCAAGCCGAGATGGCGGTAGGTTTCCGCCTTGAAGGTCGAGACCGCCACCGTCCAGAGCCGCGCGCCCCGGCGCAGGCGTTTGCCCGCGTCGGTGACGTCGACGTAAGTAGGCCCCGATACCGGGCTGGAACGGTTGAACCCTTCGACGCCCTTGACCGGGGCAACTTGCGCCACCCCTTGCCGCCGCGACCAGGAATAAACCACTGGCGCCTCATAGCCAGTGTCGATGGCGAGTTTGGCCAGCCGCAGATGCGCGCCGTTCTGATGGGTCCATATCCGGTCCAGCAGCTTGGTCAGTTCCGCCCATGCGCCCTGATGGTCCGGGCCGCCGTCGATCACAATGTGATCGACCAGCCAGCTTGTCCCGCCCCGACCCCAAGCCCAGACATCGACCTCGATCCGGTCCTTCTGAACGTCGGCCCCGGCGGTCAGGAACAGCCCGCCCGCAGGGACGCTGCCCGGCTTCCACGCCTCGCGCCTGTCATAAAGCCGCGACCAGTCCGGTGCCTCCCCGGTTTCCACCCAAGTCTCGCCAAGGATGGTGTTCTTGAATGCCCGAATTGCCTCGTCCGAACCCTGCGCTGCGTCCCATGCCCGCACGATCCGCTCCCAGCTCAGCCAGCCGATCGGCGAATAGAGCGCCGAGAGGTGATATCCGACCGTGGTCGGATCGGCGGCCGTGGCGGTCGCCCGCCATTCGCCGCCCTCCAGCATCGCCGTCTTGTGGTGCTCCGCGATTGCCGCGTCGCAGCCCTCGCAGTGATATTCCGCCGTCTCCGGGCGGCCATTCTGCCAGCGCAGGCGGTCGAACTTCAGCCACTGCATCGCGCCGCAATGCGGGCACGGCACGAAGAACCGCCGCTGGTCGCTCGCCTCGTATTCCCGCTCGATGCGCGACAGCCCCCGGATCGTTGGAGTCGAGACCAGCAGCACCTTGCGCCGATGGGCGAAGGTCAGCGACCGCGCTTCTGCCAGCGTGACCGGGTCGCCTTCCTCGTCGGCCGAGGCCGGATAAGCATCGACCTCGTCGAGGAAGATGTAGCGCGCCGGGGTGGACCGCAGCCCGACCGCAGAGTTCGCGCCCGTCATGATCAGGATGCCGCCCGCGAATTCCTTGGACAGCATCGTGTTGCCCGCGTCGCGCGACCGCGCCGGTTTGACCCGTTCGCGCAGGGCGGCACTTTCCTCGATCAGCGGGTCGATCCGCTGACGCGAGTTGCGCTTGGCGAGTTCCACGGTCGGCTGCACCGCGAGCATCGGCCCCGGCGCCTGGTGGATGGCAAAGCCGATCCAGTTGTTCCCGGCCTCTGTAGCCCCGACCTGCGCCGCCTTCATGAACACCACGCGCTGGACGGCTGAACTCGGCGACAGCGCATCCATGATCTCGCGCATGTAGGGCGTGCGCGATGTGCGGTAGCGTCCCGGTTCGGCGCTGGCGCGCGACCCCAGCATCCGGTGCGCATCGGCCCACTGCGACACCGTCAGATCAGCGTCTGGCCGGACACCCAGGCCCCAGGACCGCAGAAGGTCTTCGCCACCGTCGAAGGCCGCCGATCCGGCCATGCCCTCACCGTAGGTCGACGCGGATCTCGGCGAGGCTTTCGAGTTGGGCACGGACATGGGCTTCCAGCACCTTCTGCATCATGGCGGGCTCCAGACTTCCGTGATCCGCGATCATCACCCCCAGTTCCGATGCCATCAGCGCAGCTGCCCGCGCGGGCCAGGTCACCCAGGCATCGCGTTCCTCCCGCGCCAGCCGGAATACCAGCCCGACCGCACGGTTGAACCGCCCCGGGTTTACCGGAGGGTGATTTGTTCAACGACTAGGCGACCATATCGAGTGAGTTCAGGTTTGCATAGAAGGCCTCCTCTGCTTCTGCGGGCGGGACGTAGCCGATGGGGCCGAGAA